GTTGATGCATTTAATAATATTATGAGTGAGGAACTAGGAATGCTTTCTCAAAAATTAAAAAAAGATATACAATTACAAGATATATGGTCTGTGTCTTATAAGAAAGGTGACTATCATACTCCACACGATCATGGATCAGTAGGTCTTGCTGGTATATTATATTTAAATATGCCTAAAGATGGAGCGGTGACTCAATATATGCAACCTTGGAATGATTGGTATAGTGATAGAACAATATACTATCCACTAAAAGTTAATGAAGGTGATATTGTTGTTACACCTAAATTTGTTAGACACTTTACAGAGCCTTACAAATCAAAACAAATTAAAAGAATAATTAGTTGGGATATGAATATACTTTAATGGCTAAGAAACAAAAAGTAAGATTTCACAAAGGCGATAGACGACCTAATAATCTTCAACCTGATTTATCATATACAAAGAAAATGGTAAAGAGAGGCAAAGAAATTATATGGCAAGTCATTGAAAAGCCTAATAAAAATATAGTGAGTGAATACTTTTTTGAAGAAGACGCTCATAGATTAGTTAAGTTTCAAAACAAACATAAAGTATGGCAACCCAATGGCGGCATACCTAAATTCTTATGGACAAGGGTTTAGTCTTATAAATATAATAAACAATTGATTTATATGGAACAAGTGGTTATAGTAATGGAATATATGAGAGAAAGATGTTTAGTTTTAAAGGATTTACAACAACAGATAGGAATACGCATTTAGAACACCTAGAAGACGATATAATAAATCGTGGATCAAAAGGTGGTGAGAATGCATTAAACTTTTTACGATCGGTGAGAAATATGCTCGCTGGTTCTTCTAGTAAAAAAGTTAATATGACAGTTAAGTGGGATGGCGCACCAGCTATCATCTGTGGTATTAATCCAGAAAATGGCAAATTCTTTGTCGGTACAAAATCAGTATTTAATAAAAACGCTAAAGTAAATTATACTAACGCAGATATAAGAAAAAATCACTCTGGCGAACTAGCGAGTAAACTTCAAATAGCATTAAGAGAATTATCACGTCTAGGTATTAAAGGCGTATTACAAGGTGACTTTCTATTTTCACAATCAGATTTAAAGAAAATAAATTTAGATGGTGACGATATGATTTCATTTACACCAAATACAATCACATACGCAGTTCCTGTAAACTCATCTATTGGTAGACAGATTAGTAGAGCAAGAATGGGTATTGTCTTTCACACAAAATATTCAGGTAAAACTTTAGACAGTATGACAGCTGGTTTTGGTACAGTAAGAGGTTCAGCTAGAAACGTATTTTTAGCGAGTGCTGGTTATAGAGACGTATCAGGTCAAGTTAAATTAACTAGAGGTGAACTAGCACAATTCAACGCAAAATTAAGAATGGCTGAAGGCTCATTGTCAAAGGCAGCACCTTTGTTAGATAAAATGAGTGAGACATCTGCTGATGGTTTAGGTGTAGGATTTAGATTAAAAGCATTTTTCAATCATTACATAAGAAATACACAAGGCCATATGGCTAAAGTTAGAAATTTAGTTGATATGTTTAGAGAGTATTATGTTAATATTGTACAAGCAGAAATAGATGCTAGAAAGACAGCGGCTGGTAAACAAAAATACAAAGATATATTAGCAACTAACACAAAATTTATAGATAGAAATAAGAACGCATTGGTAATGGCTATTGCATCTCATGTCACATTACAGAATGCAAAGAACTTTCTTATTAATAAAATGAGTGAGATACAAAGTGTGGGACATTTTTTAAGAACATCTACTGGTTATAGAGTAACAAGTCCAGAGGGTTATGTGGCAGTAGATAAAGTAGCAGGCGCAGTTAAGTTGGTAGATAGATTAGAGTTTAGTAGAGCTAACTTCACAATGCCAAAAGGATGGAGTAACTAATGCCAAAAACATTTAAACAATTTGAAGAATACGATAAGGCTTGTGATGAAGTAATATTTGAACACGAACATGAGCCTTTACAAGAAGCAGAGTACCAAGGAAAAAAAGTAAAATTAAACGACCCAATTAGAGGTGGCTCTAAAAAGTTTTATGTATATGTAAAAGATGGCGACAAAGTAAAGAAAGTATCATTTGGTGATACAACTGGTTTGTCAATTAAGAGAGACGACCCAGCAAGAAGAAAGTCATTTAGAGCTAGACATAATTGTGATAATCCAGGACCAAAAACAAAAGCTAGATATTGGTCTTGTTATCAATGGAGAGCTGGAGCAAAAGTAAATAATTAATGAAAAAACTAAATCAAATATTGCGAGAGGGTGTTTACGACCCAGGTATATTTAAAGCCTTTTTCTTGGCTGGTGGACCTGGTAGTGGTAAAACATTTGTAACTAGAAGTGCCTTTGGCGGTACAGGTCTAAAGTTAGTAAACTCAGATGCAGCATTTGAAAGAGCAATGAAAAAGGCTGGTCTATCTTTAAAGATGCCAGATGTTGAAGAATACTTTAGAAACATAGTAAGAGCCAAAGCAAAAATAACTACTGCAACTCAATTAGACACTTATATGCAAGGTAGATTAGGTTTAGTCATAGACGCAACTGGTAGAGATTTAAATGTAATCAATACACAAAAGAGAATGTTAGATCAGATAGGTTATGATAGTTATATGATCTTTGTTAATACTAGTTTAGAAGTTGCGTTAGAAAGAAACCAAAATAGACCTAGATCAATACCAGAATATATTGTGACTAATAGTTGGAATGGTGTACAAAGAAATATTGGTCAGTTTCAAAGAATTTTTAGTCCAAATAGAATGTTAATTGTTGATAACAATAGAAGTGAAAAAGAATTAGTAACAATAACATTAAACACAGCCGCGAAGTTTATTAGAAGTCAATTAAGAACAACACCTCAAAACTTAACAGCTAAACAATGGATAGCAAACGAATTACAAGCTAAAAAAAGAATATGAGTTTTAAAGATTTTATAAAAGAAAGTATTATTGATATACCAAGACAAAGATATGCACCAGGTATATTTGATGATGCTGATACTAATAATCCGAAATTAAAAAAAGTAGTTGTGGATATGATATTAGATCAGATAGATAGTTTCCAAGAAAAATATCCTGTAAAAAAATATTCTTTAATTGGTTCTATACTTACAAAGAGATATAGAGACGATGCTGATTTAGACATCAATGTATTGTTTGATGTGCCAGAAGAGGATAGAGAGACAGTTAGAAAAGAACTAGCTTCTAGTTTAAGAAACATAAATGGTAAACTTGTACCAGGCACAAATCACCCTGTAAACTACTATGTAATCACAGACCCAGAGTTAAAGAAAAAAAATGATGCTATGGCAGATGGTGTATTTGATATTGATGAAAATGAGTTTATAAGAAAACCTACAGAAGATACTTTTGATCCTGAAAAGTATGAGGCAGACTTTCAAAAAAAAGTACAAGAGATAGATGTAGTCAAAGGTGAATTAGCCAGAGACATTATAGATTACGAAGAACTAAAAGATTTAAGTATAGATGATGTATTAAATTTACAAGATAGAGTAAATAAAAAATTAGATGAGATAGAAGATAGTATAGAGTTATTAGTTGATATAGGTGATGATGTAGTCAAACAAAGACAAAGTGCTTATAATGATGATATGACACCAGATCAAATCAGACAATTTGGTAAGAAACATAAACTACCTAAAAATATTATCTACAAATACCTAGAAAAGTATCACTATCTAAAATTCTATAAAAAATGTAAAGACATTTTAGAAGATGGTAAAGTCACAGATGATGAAATAAAAAAATTAAAAACAGAACAAAAGGCACCTAAAGTAGTTGCATTTACTTTTGGTAGATTTAATCCACCAACAATAGGTCATCAAAAGTTGATGAATAAAGTTAAATCACAAGCCAGAGATTACAAAATATATTTAAGTAGAAGTGAAGACCCTAAAAAGAATCCATTAGGTGTTAGAGAAAAAGAAAGATTAATGAAAAGTATGTTTCCAGAGCATAGGGCAGCAATACAAATTAATCCATCAAATAACGTATTAGATATTTTAACAAAACTATATGATGATTACCATAGAGTGATTATGGTTGTAGGTAGTGATAGAGTTAGAGAGTTTGATACTTTATTAAAAAGATATAACAACGTCAAGTCCAGACACGGATACTATTACTTTGAAGATATAAAAGTTGTATCTGCTGGAGAGCGTGATCCAGATGCAGAAGGTGCAGAGGGTATGAGTGCTAGTAAAATGAGAGCAGCCGCTGCGAAAGGGGATTTAGAGGCATTTAAAAAAGGATTACCTGGAAGAAGTAAAGGTGACGGCGATAGAATTATGAGACAAGTAAGACAAGGTATGAAATTGGCCGCTGGTTATGGATTTGGTGTAGGTACTTATAGACCAATCGCTAGTTTAGAACAATTTGAACAAAACCAAATAAGAGATTTATATGTTAGAGAAATGATCTTTAACATTAACGATAAAGTAGATTATATAAAAGAAGATATACAAGGTACAGTCAAAAGACGAGGCACCAATTACATTGTCGTAGAAGACAATAACAACAATTTACACAAAGCGTGGATATGGGATTGTTTACCTATAGCCGCCGATAGAGAGGTAGAAGTGAGAGAATATGACACAAATGTTGACTATGGTTTCACTGCTGTTAATAAAATAGAGGAAGACCTAGATGCAACACCACAAGACAAAGATACAAAAAAGAAAAAAGGAAGTCAGCCTAAAAAATACTACAAAGGCTTATCAAAAGATGTTAAAGATAAGAGAGCAGATTACTTTAAAAAACAAGACTACAAGAAAAGTGATGGAAGTAAAGACTATAAACCTGCACCAGGTGATAAAGATGCCAAAACTAAACCATCAATTCATACTAAAAAGTTTAAACAAATGTATGGTGAAGTCGTAGATAAACTAGACGAAAAGGGTAAAGGACTATGGCATAATATTCACATGAAAAGAAAAAGAGGCGAGAAGATGAGAAAAAAAGGTGAAAAGGGTGCACCAACTGCAGCGCAAATGAAAAGAGCAAAAGGCGAACAAAAAGAAGCCTATGATATAGGGCATGATTACGCAAATTATGCATCTAAAATTACACCAGGGGAATCAAATTATGACCCTAAATTTCAAGGTGGCGAGTACAAACCAAGTGATCCAAAAGACAATTTAAAGAGAGTTATCACTAGTTTTAGTAAATTTAGAATAGATAATGAGAGTGACGTACAAGAAAAAGATATAAAAGAATGGTCAATGTCGGATTCCACAATAGATAAATATAAGGAAAGATACAAAGAATTATGGCGAGAGAAACTAGACGAAGTGGTGAAAAGAATGATGGACAAGATTTAGAAATGGAAAAATTTATCAAAGATTTGTCAGATAACACACCACACGAAGATCAATTTGGAGAGGAAGAAGATGAGTAAATCATTTAGACAATTTAAAAAAGGCGATTTTGGATTAAGAGAAGCTAAAGCGAGTACAACTCACCTTCAATATCTACGAGCAAAACAAGCGGGTAATCAACACTTTGAAGTTAGAAGATACATCGCCGATAAAATATTAAACGACAGAAAACTAGCAGACGCTTATAAGTCATTAGAGACAATACACGATACTTATGGTAGAGTTATAGGTAATGATGCTATAACATTGAGACAGAGATTAGAGCAAATGTTAAAAAATGATGTCAAAAAGAAAGTCTTAAATTGGGACGAAGTTTGGAGCACACTATAATGAGTAGATATAGAACAACAATGAAAGACCTTTTAGAAAAGGTATATAAAGAAGACGGTCACCAAGACGTATCA